GTGACGTTCGCGCCGCTGCCCTGGGAGATGTTGATCGACTGAGAGCCGGTGGTGGCGTTCTCGATGATCATCACCCTAGACAAGGTGTTCGGGGCAATCGTCAAGGTGCGAGTAGCGCTGAGAGTCGCGGAAGAAGTGACCTTAAAAAACATGGAGCGAGCTGGGTCAGTCGATCCGTCAGCAACCGTAGTCGTCGCGTCTGCGTCGGACGCGAAGCAATCTTGAGTGCCAAAGCCCAGAGCCTCACCGATCAGCTCAAGGTTGGTGTTTGTTGTCGTTCCCCAAGTGCCCGAGCCCTCGCCAGTCGCAAGCTCGGTCAAGCGGAGATCATTAACGTAAGTAGCCATGCGTTACCCTCACTCAATCAGGCGGCGTCGCGCCCGGCTGCAATGTCTTCATAATTTGGCGTCTGACTAGAGTCTATATCCCCATAGCCGGGCGTCTGCGTCGTACTAATCGCCGAGTAGCCCGGGCTCTGAGCCGTGCTAACCGACGAGTAGCCCGGGGTCTGGCTCGTATCCACCCCTGCGTAATTCGGGGTCTGTCCGGTGTCAATTTCACCATAAACAGTAGGAGAGCCCAAGGCGCTCGTGATCGCAACGCCGACGAGCTCCACGACGCCCCCGGCGTCCACCGAAACAGCACCCAAGGCGCTATCGATTTGCTGGCCGGTTACGGCGACCTGAACTCCAAAGACAATAGAAACCGTGCCCAAGGCGCTGGTGACCTGCTGCCCCGTCGGGGTGACGTTTGCCTTTGCCGTTACCCCCACCGTGCCGAGGGCACTGCTGATGCCAAGACCCGTAACCTCGACCACCGCCCCAGCGTTGGCCTCCGGAGTGCCCAGGCCCGAGGTCGTCGCCTGGCCCGCAGGGACGACGTTCGCGATGCCGGTGACCGTAGGCGTGCCGAGGGCGCTAGTGATCGATTGTGAGCCGGGGCTCACGTTTGCCTTGGCGACGACCGAGACCGTGCCCAGGCCACTGGCAATCCCCAGGCCGGTTACTGAGACGTTCGCATCGGCGCTGATCGTGGGGGGGCCGAGGCCGGAAGTGACCTGCTGGCCGTCTACGTTGACGTTGACGAGAAGAGGTGTGCCCCAGGCGCCTAAGCCCCAGGTGCCCCTCCCCCAGCCTTCCTGGCTAGACATTTTTAGCCGCCAAGGTCAGCTGCAGCGGAGGTAAGGCGGGCAAGGATATCGGTCAGGATCTCACGCACCGGGGTGGTCATGTAGTCCTGATCAAGCATCGCCTGGATCTTATCAATGCTATATTGGATTTCTTCCAAGGCGCTCATGGCGGGCCTCCGGGGGAATCAATCCCCCGGAGTATAGATCATATCAGGCGTGCTCGTAATGCAGCCCCTGCTCCTTACGCTCAAGGATCCGGCGCACCTTGTGGCGGCTCATGTCCCGGGCGTTCGCGTGCAGAGAGCTCACCTGCTTGGCGATCTTCTGGTGGCCCAGGCCGCGGTCAGCCAGGCGGTGGATCGTGCGGATCACGCGCTGCTCGTCCTCCACGGGCACGAGCCGCGTGCGGCTGTTGTTCCCGTGACGCTCCCGCACCTTCTCAAAGCCGTAAGGCACACTGCCACCGATGCTGTAGCCACGGTTGGCCCAGTCGACCTTCCCGTCCGCGAAGCGGTCCTTGATGATCCCGTGCTCAAGCTCAGCCACGGCGGAGAGCACCATGAGCATGATCTGGTTGGTCATCTGGTTCATGTCAAACTTCGACCGCAAGCCCTTCCCGCTGGTCTCCCGCGGGTAGACGATCGGGACGTCGCCGAACTGCTCGCAAAAGAACAGGGTCACGTTGCTCTCCTGGAGGTTGGGGATCATCTGCAGGAGATCATGGGTCGAGCGCGACAGGCGATCGAGTCGGGTGCAGACGACGATATCCCACTCGTCGATAGCGTCCGTCAACGCACGAGAGCCATCTCGATCGAGAATATCGACCTTCCCCGAGACGCCCTCGTCGAAGTAAAAGCCATCAACCTCGCGGTTGTACTTCTCCCGAACAAACTCCTCGATGTGGCGCTTCTGGAGCTCGATACTCACCCCATGCCGCGCCTGCTCAACGGTCGAGACCCGGCAGTAGCCGTAGATCTTATTGATGCGCTTAGACGGCTGGATCATTTCACACCCCCGCGGTATCCATAGTCAGCGAGCTCGCCATGGAGCCGCTCCCAGTTGATGTTCAGCGGCGTAAAGCCATCGCCCCGGTCGGCAAATAGGGTCATGCCGTCCTTCTTGATCTCGACCGCGCGGTAGTTCTTGGGCGCGCCATCGAAAACGATATCAAGGCCGTGCAGGCGACAGGTGCGACGCACCCTGTTGTAGTATTGTTTCTTTCTAGCAGCGCTCATAGGGACCTCCTCTCAATGCGCAAGCGCATGGTAACTGGTCCCGTGTCGATGTGCAAGTGTGCATAGAGGGGGTTTTGTGGAAAAAGAAGACGTGAAAGTTACGATCAAATTCGATGAAGAAGACCTGCAGTCGATCATGGACGGCCTGCATGCCATGGCCGACGAGATTCAGTACCTGCGGGAAGTCCTAGAACGCCTCCAGGAGGAGGCGTCCGGGGTTGCAAGCGGAGGAGAGGTTCACTGAGTCCGGCCAGCTCGCTTGAGGGCGGTGCCCAGACCCCCTAGGGTAAGGAGGTTCAAAGGATCCAGGAAAAGCTCGGCTGCGGTCGCAAGCTCCGGAGAGCCGGTGATATCCAGGGTCTGCTGACCCATGAACTCCGACGGCGCAGCCAAAGCCTCTAAAGGACCCGCGACAGCTTGAAGGGCGTCCATCGAGCCCTGGCTGCTGGGCATGTAGGTCAGAGCCTCGGTGATTTCATTGATACGGGCCTCCGCCGCCTCCCGGTCCCCCGTGCGGGCAAGGGTGAAGAGCCCCTCAAGCCCCGCGGGCACCGAACCCAGGATCGAGCTCCCGATCGTCGCGGCAGCCTCTAGCGCTTCCCGAGGCCCGATAGAGCCCTCCTTCATCTGGGCCTCAAGCAGGAGCCGGTCCAGGGCCTGAGAAGCTATCGCCGTAGCGCGCTGGTCATAGTCCCCAAAGACGTTCTCCTGGGCCAAGGACCTTGCGCTTGCGTCGCGGAAATCGAAAGGCTCGTCGTCCTGGTAGAACGGGCTCATACCTCGGGCCATGCGGTCCATGGCGTGGGCTCGGGCCTTTTCGATGATCGCCTGGGGCGGCCGCTCGCGCTCAAGGTCCATGTTCGCGATCGTGTCGACCTCTCCCCGAGTCAGGGTCGGGACCAGGAGGGGGTAGAAACCCTCCTCCGAGCCCGGCTGGCCGACAGAGACCTCGGTCATGGTGCGGCCGGAGACCTTGTTCTGGATCGGACCCAGGAAGCCGCGCTCGGACTTGATCGAGCCATCGAGGCGGCGCATGTAATCCGGAACCTCATCCTGCCCCGCCTGGGTCGTCCCCGCCGCAGGAGCAGGCGCCGGGAGCTCGGGGGCGCCGAAAAGGTCTTCCTCGATGCCCGCAGAAATATTGATTGGCTCCGCCGGGGGAGGAACGAAGGTGGCCTGAGGGGGACGCGAGCCGCCCATGACAATCTGCTCGGCCATCTCCCGGGGGAACCCAGCATCGATCAGGCGCTGCGTAGCCCTGTCTGCGACCACAGGGGCGGACAGCGCCTCAGGAAGCGGCTGAGGCCCGGCTTCGCTGGGGAAGGCACGCCCAAACTCTTCAAACTTGAGCTTCTCCTCCTGCGCCTGCTCTGGAGACAGGCCCTGCAGGGCAGCGATCCCCTGAGGAAGCACCAGCGGCAGGGGGGCGAAGCCGAACATGGTGGTAGGCGCCTTCATCTTTTCAAGAATGCTTTCGCCGTCCTTCGTCGGGTCGCTTAAGCGATAAATCTTGGACTCGTAGCCATCGACCTCCATGGTGCCCGGTATGTTAGAAGCCGGGTTAGGCGCCGGGCCGATAACCCTGTCGATGGCCGAGGGAATGTTTTGGTCATACTGGACCCGCAAGCCAGGGTCGGCCCAGCGATCAACATGCACCTGGCCAGGCGCAAAGCTGACGCCGTCGTAACCCTCCTCGGCGGCCTTCTTGAAGATGTACTTCACCGCCAGCTTGTTCCAGGAATCGGTATCAAGAACGAAGGGCCCTTCCTGAGGCAGGCCACGCTGCTTTTTCCCTTCGCGTATTTTCGCGCCTTCAGGATCCGCCCTGTCCAAGGCGGCTTGCAGCTTTGATATCAGCTTTGGATCGACGCCATTCGACGCTAAGTACCTCTCCCGCTCTTGCAGTATCCGCTCAAAAGCCTCATTCCATTGCGGATTTTCGCGTATGGAGGCAAGGCCTTCAGGATTTTTTTTAGGCAGGGCCCCTGTCTTTTCTCCTGCACGAATCAACACCGAGTTTAGGTATGAGCCGCCGCCCTGTGCCAGGCGCTCCCGAGCCTCGCGCTCTGCCTCTGTCCGATAATTATTGCCATACATCCGACGCAGGCTTTCCCTCGCCCTTTCGCCGCCCCCAAACTCACCCATGAGCTCGCGGACATAAAGGTCGACCGCTTGCTCGTCAGTAAGGCTGTCGAGGAAATCTTCTTGGAGGGCGTCTACAGTCCTGATCTTGGCCTCTCGGTCTGCATTGCTCAGCGCAACGAAAACGTCTCCCGCTGCGTCTAGCGGCCTATTGCCCGACCGATATCGACGCGAAGCGCTGGACAAGCTGGAAAGACTGCCCAAGAACGAATTCCCAAAATCAGCACCGTCATCAAAAATTCTTGACTGATCAATCTGCTCGATTAAAGGCATTGCCTCTTCAAGCAGCTGAGCCGACGCCCTATCGGCCTCTTCGACCTTCTGCGGAGACATAAAGCCCTTCTTACGGCCCGTCTGGGCCCAGTCGGACTGGACCTCCTCCACATACAAGATCCTTTCGCCCATCGGGCCTACGCGATCTTTCGTGCGGACGTGGAAGACGTTGTTTATGTCGTCAGGGAAATGGACATTCTCGCGGAACTTCGTCTGGCCGCCGTATGGCAGGGAAAGCCGGGCTTCTTGATAGTTTTCGCCACCGTCGAGGGTGTACTGGCCCCAGCTCGTGTCCCCTGGAGCAAAATCTTCAAAATCGTCATATTCGTTAGCGATTGCCTGAAGCTGAACCCGCGCCTCGTCCATGCTGAAGATATTAGCGTTGTCGACCTGAGCGCGAATGTTCGCCGGGACGTCGTTGTACTCAAGCCCAGAAAGGCCATAGCCCGTATCTTCGTTTCCTATCAGCGAGTAGCTGAAGGACGCGCCGCGCATGTCCCCTACGTTTTGCGTATCCCCGTCCTGGTCGCTTGCCGTGAGGGTGATGCGGCGGACGGGGTTATCGTAATAGTTCATTTCAACAAGACGCTGAGCCTGCCTCTCCAGGTCCTCTTGTATTGCGTCTGGCAGGTCATCAAAGTCGCCCGTGCCCTCACCATAATCCTTCAGGAGGGTACGAAGCGCGTCGTCCGACTCCCGGTCGAGGCCAGGGGCCAGGCGGCGAATGTAATCGTCGATGACGTCATCATCGAAGATGAACATTTCTGGCGCGTCGTTTAGGTAGTAAGACACCTCTTCATCGATGTAGCTTTGCCCATAGGCCTCGTCAATGGTCAGGTCTTCGTACTCGTAATCGAAATCGAAGGTGCCCGTAGACGGCCCGGCGCTGACCCGCTCCTCCATGACCACGCGGTTCTGGTCGATCTGGTCCAGGATCTCCTGCTGGGTGACCCTGTCCTGGCGGAAAAGCCGGTCCAGGCCCAGGGCATCGATCTCCTCGTCCCTGACGCCCTGCTTCTTGAAGAAACGCCGGGTGTCATCGCCGCGCCCCCTCGCCTGGCGCATCTTCTTGGCAACGTCCTCGGCCTTGCTGTACAGGCCGATGTCGTTGACCGGAGCGAGGATGGCCGCCTTTTTGACGATCCCGCCGATCGCCATGTTTTGGGCCTTTTTCGGCAAAGGTACTCGGTCCTCGCCGCGGGCAGAGCGCATAATCATGACCGGAATAGATTCCTCGCCCAAGTTCTTAGCGGCCATGGCCCGGTGGAGCCCTTCCTGGCCTCCACGTTTGTAGTCCAGGAATGGAATCTGGAAGTCCTCGCCCTGGTCAAGCAAATCCTGGATGCCTTGAATCCTAGGGAGATTCCTAGCGCGCTGCTGAATAACGTCAGCAGCCGTAGATTCAGAACTGCCGGAAGAAAGGATCCTGGCTGCCTCGTTGATATATTCATCCGGGGACATCATTACGATTTCAATCTGCCGATCCTTTTCCCTCAGCTGATACCCAGGATTGTTGATGAAGTCGTAAACATTCGGAATCGCGCCAATGGCATCGAGGTTGTCAGCAGACCAGTTAAGGCGCGGCGTGGCCAGTTTCGATGCCTCAGCTGCCTCTTGGATGGCTTTGGCACCTTTTGTGGCGCCCTTCAACAGGGATCCGATTCCACCCATTACGCAGCGCTCTCCACATTGGTCACGGTCAGAGGCACGAGGATCTTCCGGATCTCACTCGTCACCTCACCGCCCTCGGCCTTGCCTTGGATCACCCGGCGCACATCCAGCGGGTCAAAGATCGCCGCCACGGCCCCGAGCACAGGGTCGTCCGCAATATACCCCGAGTAGCCCATATCCGCGATACGGCGCTCAAGGTCGGTCATGCGCTCCTCCGGGCTCTGGCCCTTCATGAGCTTACGCAGCCCATCGGGGTCCTTGCCAAGCGGGTACAGGAGCTCGCCCTGGATCTGGACCTCGTGCTTCACCG